CGCGCAGGTTACGCGCGCGCATGAGGGGAGTTAAGGCGGAAAGTGTTCCGGGGTAATGCTAGTTGCGACGGGCGGTGCTGTTATTACGTGCGTTAACCACTTGCGTTATCTGCTGCCCATCTAGGTGTAAATTGATGACTAGCGCCTCTTCTGCATTTTTACTTCCCAACGACGCCATGATTTGCGCCGCCATTTTTCCAATCACATCAGTCGCGAAGTCTTCCATCCTGGTGCCCTTGGCGGCATAACCTCCTAGCGCATTAAGTCCAGATCCAAGCCCATAACCTACCGCTCCAGCACCCACCACCATAGCAGTCGATGCAGCTACTGTTCCGGTACCCAGCGCAGCTCCAGCAGCTAGTGCGCCACGCCCCAATGCGGCTGGAGCGCCTTTGGTCTTAGTCAAAATAGTTTCAAGAATGCCGCCTTTACCTCCACCCATTAGACTGACAAGACCTGCTGCTCCAGCTGCTGCAGCAAGTGCGGTTAGGGCTGTAGTGGCGGCAACCAAACTAGCAGTCAGATTGGGTAACTCCTGCGCGAATCCGGAAAACCCGTCTGCCGCAGAACCAATGATAGGCGTTAAATTTTCAAATGCCGTTTGAGTGGCAAAAATCTTCTCATTGGCCGCTTGTTGGGTTTTGAATCCAGCCTCGCTGGACATGACGGCAAAGTTTTTATCAGTTGCACCATCACCCGCCAGTGTTTTCTTTTGCACATCGGCCATGTAATCGCGGTTACTCATGATGCCGACCAGTGCCATCAAAGCTTCTCTATCTTGTACGATCTGACCAATAGCCGACCCCTGCAAGATATCTGTCTGAGACTCCAGCACGCTTTTACGCTCCGCACCGGTTGCGGTTTTAAGCTTTGTCTGTAATGCCTGGTAGTTTTTGTCCTTACCAACAATATGATCGACGATACCAACGAATGCATCCAGACCATCTATCCCTTTGCCTCTTGCCGCCGCAATAGTTCCGGAAAGATTGATACCAAGCTTTTGAGCATCTTTTGCTGTATCCCCGCTATTTATTTTAAGCAGTAGGTTTTTCAGATTGTTACCCGCTGCATCATTAGATCCGGCGGTAATCTTTGATGCCTGATTTGCTGCCAGCAGCTTGGCCATGCCAGCGGTACCGGAAATTCCAGACATCTTTGCCGCAGCCATTTGCTCTGGTAGCCACCTGGCCATATCCTTCAGTTCGAATCCTCCTGCCTGGCCGGCGGTAATGGCCATATCGATGACCTTACCCATTTCGCCAGATTTAATGCCGAAGGTTTGCATGCCACGTATGCCGATCTGCGCGAGCTGACTGGAGTCCGCACCAGATGCTGTCGCGGCTTTGGTTAAAGTCGGCAGCATTCCCATTGCATCCTTGCCGGACATCGCTCCGGATGCGATCAATGTATCCAGCGTCTCAGCACTGCTTTCGCGTGTTCCGCCGCCGACCCGTGTCGCATTAACGATGGCAGTATTCAATTCGCGTTTGCCTGCGATTCTCCCGATGGTATCGCGCTCAGTGAAGGCGGTATTTGACATCTGTGCCAGGCGCATGCCGTAATCCATCGTCTGACCGATCGGCTTAGACAGCACATAACCAGCGGCGGCGGCCCCGCCTGCGACCGTAGCGCCAGTCTGTAAGCCACGTGCGGTTTTTTGCGCCAGCGTGAACTTACCCATCTCGTTGTTCAGTTCACGTACCTTATTACGTGCCACTTCAGCTGCTCGCGCCTGTTCGCGCATGGACATTGATCCGGATCGCGCAAGCCGGTTATAGGCAGCTTCAGTGCGCTGTATTTCACGCTGGATGTTTTGCTCGGTGCGCAAACCAAGCACCTCGGCGGCAGAGCGGACCTTGCCAAGATTACCAACCGTTCGCGTCAGGCTGTCGGTCGCTTTTTCAGTTTTGGCAATGCCTGACTGGATGTCGCGCTGCGAACGCGTGAACGCGCTCGAAGCGAGATCACGCAACCGCATTACCAGGGAAAGTTCGAGATTTTTACCGCTCATGACATCGCCTTTCGATGGCCTTTGAAACGATGAGTGTTAGAGTCGCCCTTGGTTTTAACACCAGAGAGCTGTTTGATTACGGACAGATGTGATTCGATTTCCGCCTCAGACATATCCAATACCTGAAGCGGATCAAATCCGGCACGGGCGAGCAGCGCCTGCACCAGACGGACGCTGTTTAGCTGCTGCTCAGCGCGTCGAGCTTTTTTTCGACTTCATCCGATGCCAGTTCGAGTGCGACGGCATCGCGGTCATACATCCCCATCAGCAAATCAACGGTGACTTGATCTTGCGGAAAGCCGTCGAAACTGACGCGCTGAGCCATCGTTGCGTAGCGTAAGGTATTAGGCGATGCATCAGCCCCAACGGCTTCCACGGCAGCGCAGGAATCACGCAGCGTGGCAGGCCGAATGGAAAAAGCTTTCAGCAACTTGTCCGCAACCTTTACACCGATTGGTAAAACGCCTGAAACAGTAATTTTGTTCATCGTTTAGACCTTCTTCAAACAATACAGGCTGATATCGCGAACCGCTTCGCCTTCCAGCTGATATTTCGACCCGATACTGGTCACATTACTGTCTGAAAAGCTCGTGCGTTTACCCGGGTTTCCAACTGGATAGATCACGATCTGCGCATCCTTCATCGCACGCCAGTCAAACTCGCCAACCGATGGTGCCGGAGCGGTAATCTTCATCTCGATGGATTCAGCGCCTGTCACGCTTCCTTTCGGACGCCCCGTCCGATTCATGGTTTTAACGGGTTTGCGCCCGGTATTAACGGTATCGTCAAATGAAACGACATCAACTTCCTGCCCGTTGATCTCAACGACGATCTCACCATCATATTCAAGTGCCATATTTTTCTCCCTGGTTACAGAATCAGATCAATGCGCCCGGCAAATACATGCAGGCCATTGACTACGTTGGTCGGAATCTTTGCATCCAGCCGGTTCGGGTCTTGCAGGTCACGTTCAACGATCAGGCCGGACTTCCACTGATCCACGTTCTGCACGATCTCCAATTCCTCCAGCTTGTACAACACGTCGAGCAGCTCGGAGCGCACCTTGTCTGCGGTACGTGCCGACAATTTATCGCGCGGAAAACGCAGGCTGATACGCTCGCGGCACGCTTTACGAACATAGTCCAGCGTGCGGATCGTGGCCAGGTCGAGCATCGAGATATCCGGCACACCCTGCGGATCCAGCATGTAGGTGGTGATGGCGCGTACGATCTGCACCTTTTCACCGGGGCCGACTTCGGAAGGCGATACGCCGTTGTACAGGCAGTTTTCCTGCTCGACGCGCCCCAGGCGATTGATCAACGGAATCGCCATGATGCCGGTCAGCGGTAAGGTGTTGAGCGGACGCGCCGGATCCTCTTCGGAGGCGATGACTGCACCATAGGCCGCAGCGACCTCATAGCTTTGTTCGTATCCGTTAGGTAGCAAAAATCCGCTGATACGCCCGCTGTTGATACTGGCTGCCAGCGTGGTGGATTGTGCCAGCGTGCCGGTGTGCGCATAAATGCCGATTGCGCCTCGCTGTTCCAGCGGGCCGGATACATTGTCCAGGTGCGTGCGCAGCGCGGTCAGATTAACTGCGTCGTTCCATGCGGTAATGATGACATTGTGTCCAGCTGCAAATACCGTGGCCAGCGCAGTCGCGATGGTAGGGTCAGTTGCTCCGCCAGCCATTGCTACCACCGCAGCTGTCACGCCAGCCGCCGTTGTGCTTGCGCTGAACTTAATCGCATTGCCCAGCGTGCCTTTGTTTTTCGCAGCCAGGGTAACTACACCGGCCACAGCGCTGGCGGTTACCGGCAGATCCGGCTGTTTGCCGATCTGCGCCACCAGAGCCGCTGCAATAACGGTTGGCGTATCTGCTGCCGACACCGCAATCACAACCTGCTGATCGCCTACATTCAGCCCAAGGGAACCGCCACCAGAGGCGTTACCAGCGAGCGTGACCGTGCCAGCAGCAGCGATAGAGCCGCCTGCATCATCCAGCGCGATCATGGTCAGCGCCAGATAGTTGTTGGCCTGCAAGGCCGAACGCGCCATCAAGTGCGCAATCGAGCCGCGACCGAAGAACGTAGCGGCGTCCACGTCAGAGAATACGTCTACCGGCGTGTTGGCCACGACTGAACCTGTCGCCAGCCGTTGGCCGACGATCAAAGTCTTTTGCGGATTACCCGGCAGCGTACGTACCGCCGTTGAGGTATTAAATTCGAAGTATTTCCCCGGCTTGCGGATCGAGGCAGGCAGGTTATTGAATGCGATATTGGCGCTGGGCATTATGCGGCTCCTTTAGTCGTGTTTTTGGTAATCACTTCAACCAGATCGCCATCAGTGACACGGCGCTGGTAATACGCGGTATCTGGCACATCAACCGCCTCAGCATCTGTGATGTAATCGTGCGGTTTGTCTTCCTTTGGGACATTCAATCCCGGTGCAGCTTGAACTTTCATGACAGCTCCTATCGTAACGTTGTCAGATCTGATGCATCAGCGACATCGTCGCCGGGCTTCAGGTAATAGTTGATTCCCATCTTGAGCCACATCGGATCCGTCAGATCGATCGGTTCGCGTGGCTGCGTCTCAACAAACTCGGTATGCCATTCGCGGGCTAATACCGACAGCGCCTGACCATTCAGCTTGGTGTTGTATAAAGTCCGGATCGCCCCCGGCTTCAGATAATCAATCGGCAGCCCCAAATCGGAATTAATCAGTAGCAGGCTAACGTCCTTCATCATCTGATAGGAACCGACCTCCCTGATGACCCCGTTCACCGTCAAACCATGCCGCGTATCCCGTTCACCGCGCACATTGCTTGTCGCTACCATTGTCACAAACGTTGTCGGGGTCAGCCATTTGTTACATGAAGTACCCATCGGCTTTGATTTTCCAGCTCCGCCAAACGCAACCCAAACAGCAGGAAATGACCGTATAACTTGTTCAATATCATCATCGAGCTCGCCGCCATAACTGGTCACCTCATAAAACTTATAACCTAAGCCTGGCGTTGCTGAATCAGCCGTCTTGATGCGACTGATAATGGCATCTTCAATTTTGGCTATCATGGTTAGCCACGCGAACTGCGATCAAAAATACGGCTGCCAGGCGTAGAGAATTGAACTGTATTTGCAGGCTTGGCGATATTGTTTCCCGCATCCAAACCAAGTCCAATTTCACCTCCGGCAACTTTTTCCAAAAACTTAACGGCATCCTTGTAACGATTACGAATCTCATCTGTGGCGGTTACGCCTGCACCGCATAAACGGTAACGGGCAATATCACAGGCAAATCCACTAAGGATTCTTGGTGTACTGGCCAGTGGAAGCGAATGACGAGGAGCGAGATAAGGATCAATTTCAAAATCTGCTTCAGCCAGTGCGTCATTCAGTACCTGGGTATCAATAACGCCTGCGCGCAGACGGTCACTCAGTTTGAGAACTTCAATCTCACCGAATCTTGAAATCATCTGCGGGATCGTCGCGTACATGATTACTCAGCTTCCTTTTCTTCTGCTGCGCCATCGATATCCACCTCAGAGACGACAAGCATTGGTTCATCTTTAATCAGCTCGACCTGCTCTTTATTCAGTTCGGATAACGGAATAATCGTTGCTTTTCTGCCAAAGGAATAACCCGCACGACGAAAATTCTCATTAACCGACACCACACTGAGTGCTTTAGGTTTTTTTACACTTGCCATGACCCACCTCTTTGTAATTGGCACCCGCTACAGGCTTGTTGCACGGGTGCCGGATGATTATTCGTTAAGCGACCGTGCCGTCAGACCCGTAAGCCAACTGCCAAAAACCATAACCGCCAGCTGCGCGA